TTACGCAACGTACACAGGTTGTCAAGACTCAACATTAACACAAACTTTTAGAAGCGAAACAACTATTACGTTTCCAGTTACTGTAGAAGTAAATGGTGTGTGTTACGGAAATGTAACTCCAACACCCACACCTACAACAAATATTCTTCCTACTACAGTGTTTGATAATTGTGATCTTTGTGTGGGCGGCACAGGCGACGATGATGACGACGACGATGATGGCGGCGGAACAGGTTTTGATACAGAAACATTTACAATACAATTGTGTGATGGTACAGGACCCTCATATATTATTACAATTAATAACATACCAACTAGTGGAGCTGTAACTTTATCTAATTTTACAGTTAATTCTTCTGTTAGATTAAACGGAAATTATGGCACACCTGTTTCTACTTACCCAGAGTTTGATGGAGACGCTAATTATAAAATTACAGCAGTTGGAACAGCTAATCCTTTAGTTACGCTAGCTTATGTGGGTCGTGTAGATGATTGTAGTGATTGGCCAGGAGACGACCCACCACCACCACCACCGTTTCTATATTACAGATTAATTGGGTGTTTAGATTCCACTCAGGGATGTTATTTTTTAACTGACCAAGGTCAGCCAAATCCAAATCAAAGATTTGTAGGTAATGATGCTGGGGTAACTTTATTTTATACATACAGTGGAGATGCTGGTCTAGCAAACAATCCAGGTGTTGCGTGTGCGAACATACAGCCAGTTGGAAGTAATGTAAATTGTCCACCAACCCCAACCCCACCAGTCCCACCGATTCCTCCTACACCAACTCAAAACATAAGTGTTAGGGAGTGTAATAACAGCGGAAGTCAATTATATTATTTTCAAGTAACTAATGCAAATGGATTTGGACCAGGGTTTGCTCTTACTGTTACAGGAGGTCCTGATGACAGTAAAACATGGGAGGTAATAGACCCTAATTTTTCAGGCACTACTTTATATAATGTAACATACGTAAGTCTAACGACAAGTTGCCCTCCTCCGCCAACGCCTGCGGGACCAACTCCGCCAACAACTATTTTTGCAGAATATACTAAATGTTTTAATGCATCAGTAACAGCAAACGTAAGCGGGCCAGTGGGCACTACATTTCCAAATGTGTTAAAAATATCTGGAGTGTGTTACGAATATTCATCTTTATCAGGAACGTCTGGTGCAGACTTTAACAACTTTACGGATTATAGTGATTGTACATCTTGTTTGGGGACAGCTCCAACACCGCCTACTCCACCGCCTGTTCCAACACCAGGGCCACCAACACCAGGGCCAACACCAGGTGCGTGTTCTGCTATTAATGGAATTACAAGAAGCACCGTTAGCGGTAACGCTGCATGTGCGGGAACTAGATCAGAAACATCTTACTTTGATAGTTCATCTTTATGCTTGGCAACAGCATATTACGGAACAGATATTTCTTGTTCTAATTTTGGTAATGCAGGATATATAAGCGATGGCTCGTATTCAAGATATTGGAGTGGTAATTCCTTTATTGGATCATGTGTAGGTTGTCCGTAAAATTTATATATTTATATTAATTTAATTTAATATAATTTAATGTACGAAATACCAAACTTCTTATCACATCTAGAATGTGATGAAATAATAAAACACATTGATGCCAACCATAACAGGTCATCTGTAGTAGTAGGAGGGACAGACAGATCAGATATAACTGACCACCGAACTTCAAGCACTAGCAATCTTAACACAAATGATAACTTAATATCTTCTGTGCATGATAAAATAAGCGCACATTTAAATTTGCCTAGGGAAAACGGGGAGTCGTTGCAAGGGCAACTTTATGAACAAGGACAATACTTTAAACCACACAATGATTTTTTTACAGGTCCTGCTTACGATATGCATTGTAGAGCTTCAGGAAATCGAACTCATACTTTGATGGTTTATCTTAATGATGATTTTGATGGAGGCGAAACTAATTTTCCTAATTTAAATAAAATGGTAAAACCCGAAAAGGGAAAAGCAATATGGTGGAAAAATATGCATGAAGACCAAGTCCTTACGGACACTTTACACGAAGGAGTTCCTGTTAAGTCTGGTAAAAAATATATAGTTACATCTTGGTGGAGAGAAAAAAAATGGGATGGAGCAGGCGATGCACATAAATATGAGGAGTATAAAAATCTAGTACCAGTTCCTTATAGCGAAGCTGTGGTAAAAAAAGAAAAGCCGATGATGGAAAGTAAAATAGTAAAAGCATCTATGCCAAAAATAGAAACATCTGCGCTTCCTAGATTAACAGAAAACGGATTTAAGCTTTCTAAATGCCCACCAAAAATGTGGTCTTTAATACAAGAGTGTTATGGTTTGTTAAAAGATAAACCGACAGAAGAAAATTTTGATGGCAAAGAAACCTATGTTCCTGGCAATACCTCGTTGTTAGATTTTGATAATCTACCTACAGTTAAAACTATATTGCATGAAGAACTTTTACCTATACACGAAGAATTTTGCGGTAGGAAATTAAACCCTAGTTTTATTTATGGTATTAGGTCTTACGAAAAAGGTTCTAGTTTAAAAGAACATGTGGATAGGGTAGAGACTCATCACATATCTTCTATTATTATAGTTGACAAAGACTTGACCTGTGGATGTCAAAACAAAAAGTATGCAGATGATTGGCCATTAGATATACAGGGACACGATGGGGAGTGGTATAAGATTTATGCGCAGCCAGGAGATATGATTCTATACGAATCAGCTGTGTGTGAGCATGCACGCAAAGAACCTTTTGGAGGGAAATACTTTAGAAACTTTTATGTTCATTATAAATTTGCATGATAACACATTTCTTAGCACCAAGTGACAAAAGTAAGTGGCCACATAAATGGAACGTTTGTTTAAAGTCTTGGCAAAAACATAGCTGTTGTATCAAGATATGGAGTGATGAAGATATAGATGCATTTATTAAATGTAAAGACCCGGAGTTTTATGAAGTTTTAAATGGATTACATAAAATATTTAAATTAGACTACGTCAGATCTTTAATCTTAGAAAGTATAGGAGGAATCTATTCAGATATGGATATAGAGCTTATCTCACCTTTTGTTCATCAATTAAATAAAAATAAAATATATATTATAGGAGCTAGTTCAGGTGATGAGTTTGTTCAAAATAGTTTAATGATTTCTCCGCCTAGCGATTTTTGGAAAGGATTTTTAAAAGAGTCAAGAGAAAATATTATAAACAACTTTAACCAAGTTAATTCTTATCCTAATTTAAAAGAAACAGTTCCAGGTATTATTGTTAGAGAAACCGTTGGACCTATTGCTTTATCTAAATATGTTAAAAAAAACATATCACAGGTTGAGATATTGCCTGCTAATTTATTTAATCAATCTACAGGTATATGTTTTACTAAGCATCATCAAACAGGAATATGGGGGTTTGTAAATTAACACCAATAAATTTTTGTAAATTTGTGTATAATTTATTTATATGGCTTGTAAAACCATTGAACTCTTATGTCCATTATATGCAGATGGCCCATGTGAATGGGAGATAGGTTGTTGTGGTACAGAGTCTGTTGGAGAAGAAGACTCTACAATTATATTAGAGCCCAATCAAAAAATTGATGTTTGTTTAGACACTACAGGAGCGTATGGTCAAACTCCTGGAAAAGTTTATTTTGAAAGAGTTTCAGATTTTGGAGACTTTAATGATTTTTCTATTGCGTGTAGCACAGAGTGTGGTGATGAAAATCCTAGCCCTATACCTACGCCGCCTGTTCCGCCTGTTCCGCCTACGCCTCCTAGTCCTCCTACACCAGCTCCTACACCTTCTACTGTTTCTTGTTTAGGAGCAGAAAACACAGTAAGCTTTGGAACCGTAAATGGGGTAAATGTATATCAGTTTAATGGAGTTTATTTTCAACCTTTTGCTACCAATGTAGGCACGTATGTTTTAAAAAACGTTCCTGCAAATCATCCAATAGCAATACAAAATTTTAATTTAACTAATGTTATAACGTATACTGGAACAAATGCTGTGGGTCCTAAAACAGGGTTAGATGGAAACACATACACATATTATTGGGGTGATGTAACTATAACAGTTATCGGTGGATATGGCACTGTTAGTTATGAATGTTATTATCATGGGTATATGGGTGGTCAAGACAATTTAGTTTATAACGGAGATGAGTGTAGCGCTCCAGGTCCATCACCTGCGCCTACACCAGAGCCTACACCTCCAACGCCAAGCACAGTACCCCCTATTCCTTCTCCTATTAAAACTAATTACACTTTAACGTATAGCGAAGGAGTAAAGGGTTGGCCGTCTTTTTATTCTTATAATCCAGATTTTATGTTAGGAATGAATAACTATTTATATTCTTTCAGTGCAGGAAATTTATATAGACATAACACTAATGAAACCAGAAATAACTATTATGGTATTCAGCATAACTCGCAGATAACTACAGTCTTTAACCAGAACCCATTAGAAAATAAAATTTTCAAAT